GTAGTTTAACATATAATGTTAACATTAACGATACTAAAGCTCAATCGAGTTTGCGTACGTTAAAAGGGGCTATCCGCTCCACAGGCCACGAATGGCGTTCTAACGCTTCTGCAATGCAAGCCGCCGGTGATAGTGCAAGTGCTTTAGACGCTAAGATAACAGGTCTTAACAAAGAAATTGAGTTACAAACTGATTATAATAAGCGTTTAGCGGACGCATTGAAGAACGCCAACGCTACGACTGACAAGGAAAAGCTTGCAGTCATGCGCTGGACGAACGAATTGACTAAAAGTAACGCGGCACTAAAACGGCGTCAAAGCGAGCTAGATAGTGCACGTTCAGCTGAGATCAGATACTCAACTGGTATTGATAGAGCACAAAAGTCGCATAGAGCTTACACTAACGCGATTGAAGCCAGTGAAAAGGCTTTGTCAGCAGAGGGCAAAGAAGTACAGGCAAGCGCCAAGCATAAAGAACTATTGACGGCCAAGACATCTTCATTAAAAGACGAACTTGGTCGTGAAGAAAAGGCGCTCAAGGCGTTGAAAGCCAGCGCCAGTTCTTCTAACGTTGATATTAACAAACAATCTGCTGTTGTATCGAAAGCTCGTGAAGCCTACATTAAGGCTCGTGAAGAACAGCGTAAGTATTCTACTGGACTACATCAAATGGAGCAGTATTCTAAGTCAACTGCCGAAATATCGCAATCACTTGCTTCAAGATTACGAGCAGAGGGCAAAAGCTATACTGCGATGTCAGTAGAATTAAAGACATTGATCGGTTCTCGTAAAGGGTTGTTAGCTCAATACAAGACCGAAATGTCTGAATTAGAATTGGTTAAAAAGCGTTCTGGCGCGACAAGTTCGGCCTATTCAACACAAGCTAAAAAAGTTAACGAATTAGGTGCCAAAATTGGAGAAACGGACTCAAAAATTCGTTCTTTAAATAAGCATGTCGGTTTATCTGGTTCAGCGATAAACTCATTTAGTGATAAAATTGGCGGTATGCAGAAGAAATATGCAGGTGTTGGTAATGCAATGGCTTCTATTTCTCGTGGCACTGGTTATGCAACCTTAGGTCTTGCCGCCGTAACTAAGCAAGGTGTCTCGATGGCAACCTCGCTACAATCTTCTTTCGTGAAGACTAAAAACTTAATCGTTAAGTCTAACACAGAAGGTACTGGTGAGATTAATCGTAACCTCGCAAAAATGAAAGAAAATGCTAAGTCGTATTCTAAGGAATATGGGTTAACGCAACAAAAGATTGCCGATGGTTATCAGGACTTAATCAAACGTGGTTATAGTTCATCACAAGCATTGGGGTCGATGAAAACGCTGGTTAAAGGTGCTATCGCCACTGGTGATGACTTTAACGATGTTACAGCCGTTTCTACACAGACTTTGGAATCATTCGGTTTAAGAGCTAACTCTACTGCTCAAATGGCTAAGAATACATCTAGGGTTGTTAATGAGATGGCTTACGCCGCTGATATGACAGCTACCGACTTCCAAAGCTTGGGTAAAGGTATGGAATATGTCGGTAATTCAGCTCATCAAGCAGGTTTTAGTATCTCTGAAACTGCTAGTGCCATGGGTATTTTATCCAATAACGGTTTGGAATCAGATAAAGCTGGTACTGGTTTACGTAAGACGATTAACTCATTGGTATCTCCTAGTGACAATGCTACTGGTGCGTTGAAAAAATTAGGATTATCAACGAGTAGTTTTACAGATAAGCATGGAAAAATGAAGTCAATGTCGGATATTTTTGGCATTTTGAATTCTCATATGAAGGGCTTATCTGGTCATGACCGTGCTGACATGTTCCACGCAATCTTTGGCACAACTGGACAACAAGCCGGTGGTATCTTAACTGATAACTATAAATCACTTGGTAAACTTAATGACGAAGTTGAGCGTTCAGCAAAAAATGATTACATCGGTGGTTTATCTGCAAAGAACATGCAAACTGCCCAGAATCAATTTAACAAGTTCAAAGTTACTTTCCAAGCTTTAGAGATTGAGTTTGCAAACGTATTACTTCCATACTTAACCAAAGGTGCTAAAGCACTAACTGGCTTAATGGATAAATTCGATAAACTAAGTCCTTCTGCTAAGAAAGCCGCCGGAGCGGCACTTTTATTGGTTCCAGCAGTCAGCGCGGTTACTGGTGTAATCGCCGCTTTCATTCGTAATTCAGGAACGATTGCGACTGTTATTTCTAAGCTATTTAGCACATCTAAGATTAATACCACTAGTGCAAGCAAGTCCGCTATAACTGCAATTGATGAACAAACCGCCGCTGTTAAGGCTCTTGCGGCGGCTTGGGGTGAGGCCGGAGAAGCCGCTGGATTAGAAGCGTCCGAAGCCGGTGCCGGTGTCGGTGGTGGAAAAGCCGGAAAGACAGCTTCTAAGGTAGAATCTGTCGGCACCCGTGAAGAGTATAAGGCGGCTAAAAAGTCTAGGTCTAAGACGTCTGTGCTAAAACGCATGGCGAGAGGTAAAACAACTACAGAAGACGCCGAAGCTATTTCGTCAAGAATTGGTAAGATTGGTACTACTGGTTCCAAGATGGGTAAATTGGCTAGGGGTGCTGGTGGTCTTCTTAAACGTGTTCCGTGGTTAAGCACTGGTCTAGCCGCTATGAACCTTATTGGTATCAATAAGAAGAATGCTGGTCAAAAGGTTGGTTCTACTGCTGGTCAATTAGGCGGCACAATTGGCGGTGGTGCTATTGGTACTGGTATCGGTGGTCTAGTTGGTGGTGGACTTGGTACTTTCTTTGGCCCCGTAGGAACGGTAGCCGGTGCTAAAATTGGTTCTACTGTCGGTGGCCTTGCTGGTAGCTTCTTTGGTGGTTCTAAAGGTCAAGATTGGGGCGGCAAGCTAGGCAAAAAGATTCAGAAGTCTATGAAACACTTCAAAATGCCTAAAATGTCTACCGTTACAAAATCAATCGGTAATTGGTTTGGTGGCATTGGTAAGTGGATCGGTAAGCTAAAACTACCAAGTATCCATTTTGGCAAAATGTTCAAAGGTTTTAAAATGCCTAACATTGGAAAAATGTTTAAGAATTTTAAACTACCTAAAATTAGCGGTATTGGCAAGTGGTTCAGCGGACTATTCAAAGGGCTTAAAATGCCTAGTTTAAGTAGTCTTGGTAAATCAATTAGTTCATCGTTTGGAAAAATGTTTTCTGGTCTTGGCAAAACAGGTATCGGAAAGTCAGTTGGCAAAATGTTATCTGGTATTGAAAAAACCATTTGGAAATGGGTCAAGGGAATTGGCAAGTTCTTTGCACCTGCTGTTAAAGCAATCCAAACACCATTCAAAAAGATTGGTAAGTGGTTTAAGACTAGCCCAGTTGGTAAGTCAATTGTAACTATCGGTAAAGACATTGCAGGCGTAGTCAAGGGTATTGGCAAGTTTATCGCCGCCCTAGGAGCGATTGCCGGAAAGTTAGCCGCAATCGGTTTAGTCAAGTTATTTAAAGGAATTGGTAAGGCTCTTGGAGGTATGGGCAAAATCTTCTCTAAGGTCGGCAAGACAATTGGAAGATGGGCTAAGGGTGTTCGTAAGACCATTGACAATATGGTTAAACCAATTCAAAAAACAATGGGTAAAATCGGTAAAGGCATTTCTAAGGCGTGGAGTGGCGCTTTAAAGATTGTCACAAAATTCGTTAAGAATATGTACCACACCGCTACTAAATGGATTGGAAAATTAGTAAGTCCATTGGCTAAAGTTTGGCATTCTATTTCCAAAACTGCGGGAAGATGGTGGAAGAATATATCAGGCACCGTTGGCCGTTGGGTTCATAATCTCTACAAAACTGCTACTAAGTGGATTGGAAGACTGTTAAGTCCCGTAGCTAAAGCTTGGCAGTCCATTTCTCGGACAGCGGGTAGATGGTGGAAATCTATCTCTAGTTCGATTGGTAGTTGGGTGCACAAAGTCTACAAAAATGTAACCACGTGGTTCGGAAAACTATTGGCGCCGGTTGCTAGAGTTTGGAAGAACGTATCTAGCACTATCGGTGGCTGGGTTAAGAGTATTTGGGGAAAAATTTCTAAATTCGGTAACAATATGGCAAGTTTCTTTAAGAAGCTTCCGGGGCGGATTTCTGGTGCTCTAAAGGGCGCATGGCACGGTATTTGGAATGCTATGGCTGGTATTGTCAACAATGGTGTTATTCACCCCGTTATTAAAGGCTGGAACGCCGTTGCAGGTGCTATTAACGGCGTTGAAAAGAAGATTGGCGTTGGTAAGAGCTTTAGACTCGACACGGCCAGTTACGGTTCGTCTAAGATAAGCACTTATGCTAAGGGTACTCCGGGCGGCCCAGCACTGGTAAATGACGCTAAGTCAAGGTACTGGCGTGAAGCTTACAAGCTTCCAGATGGACGTATGGGCATGTTCCCTAACAAACGCAATATCATTGTAAACCTTCCAAAAGGTACTGAAATTGCCAAAGGTGAGGACGCTAGAATGGTTCAGCCTTATCTTGAACACAGCGGTGGTAAAATTCCAGCTTTTGCTTCAGCTACTGGCTGGTTAAGCGGTATCGGCAGCACTATCGGTGGTGCCGTACACGGTATTGGTAACTGGTTCTCTGGAGTTAAAACTAAAGCTTCTAAGCTTATTGATAACTTAGGTAAGATGATTAAATCACCTGCTAAGTATCTATCGGCTATGATTGCTTCACCATTAAACGCTTTAGCAAAAGGTGGTGGTATTGCCGCCAAAGCTGTTGGTATGACTGGTGATATTGTTGTCCACTCTCTTACTAGTTGGTTCAAAAAGATGTTAAAAGCAGGCCAAGATGAACAACTTGTCGGCAACGTCAAGCTTGGCGGTAGTGTTGCTTCGCGTGCTCGTGCGTTAGCTAAGGCATTCAAGCAAGGCTATCCTGCTTCTAACAACGGTGGTATCGCCGGTATCTTAGGTAACTGGATTCAAGAATCTAATTTGAACCCCTCCGCCGTCAATTCTAGTGACCACGGTACTGGATTAGGACAATGGACGTTCACTCGTGAAACTGGATTAAGAAACTGGTTGAGAAAACATGGTTACTCATGGAACTCTGCCGCTGGTCAAATCGGCTACGCCCTGAATGAACCCGGCGCAAATGGAATGTTAAAGGCTGTATTGA